TCCTATACGATACCCATAAGGTATCTTCTTACATTTCTTATCTGTGAAACAGTAATATTTGCCTGGCGGACACTTCTTAGCCATGAATGAATTGTATCTTCAAGTATATTTATCAATAGACAGTCTCCATCGTCTCTAACTCGAAGTCCCCATCATCATCGTCATAACTCCACTCATCGTTTTCTGAATCAAGTTCAATCAATTTGCGAACTGATTCCCTCATGTCAATGGTCTCATCAGGAATATCAACAGGAAGGTATGGAATGAGGACCATTTTACTGACATAGTTAATAGTATTTTAGCATAAAAAAGACACCTTCTTAAGGTGTCTTAATAATTACCAAACATCTACAGACAGATCTTCGACATAAGATTTAATTGTTTCATCACCTTGAATGTCAAGCACTTTCTCCCAATCGACATCATGTGGATTGAAATCATCCATCACATTGAGTTCGAGTGTAATTCGAAATTTCGTCTTTTGACCCGGCAAAGAAGAAAGTTGCATCGTTCTGAGTGGTGAATGTGACTTAAGTTTACACCGACAGGTGGGGTCTGTCAAGTGTTTCTATTTAGTCTTAAGGTTTAATGTAACCTTTGTCAACGAGGAACTGACGGGTCAATGGTGTGGGTTCGATGATTTCCCACATAGGTGTGTCACTGGCACAGGCTTCAAGCACCTCAAGGGTCATGCCTTCAGTTCTTCCTGCCCATCCTGCTTCTTGCTCCCAAGGAACAACACTTTCGGGATAAATTTCTTCAGCCATATCTTTCCAGAGCTGAGGAATGTCATCGGAGTTACGAATTACAGCGATGAAAGTATTATCAATACTTCCAGCCATACAATCTTGTGCTGCATGCCAACCTTCATGACGAATAACAGACATCAAATGATGTGGCTTTTGCATAAATCTGGCATTCAGGAAGAAGTTGTTTGACACAGTATGATAAACACCACGAGTGTTGAAAACAAAATATTCTTCAGGTGCAATGAATACTCTGATTCCAATCTTACCAAAAACTTTTAAAAGACTTTCGAACTCTGATGGAAGTTCGGGATAGCCGTCATAGTAATCTTTCAAGTCCTGAAATGAGGTGATTTCAACAACACCAGCCGTGCATTCTTGAAGCAACATGCAACCCATCGAATGGTTTGTGTTGTAAGTAGTTACACTAGCAGGATTAGTTGAGAAATCAACATCATCTGTGTATTTTGCGGCTTCTGCGGGAATCATTCCTGAAAACAGAAGCGTCAAAGCCAATAGAGTTCTTTTCATACTGAGTCTAATGAGTTCATATGTTTAATTATAACACTTTTCTGGTCTTGATATATTCTAACTCGGGCCAATACCAGTGTTGACATACGAGTAAATTGTGAATCTTTTTATGCTTTTCTTCTTTTGTGTACTCGCAGTTAGGTTTGTCCCTCACTCCAAGCTCAATCGTAATGTATTCATTACTAACAAAATAAACCCAACCTTCGTGAACCATGCCTGTTGATGTGGTCCACCTTACATAGTCATCAATTTTTGGAGACTGATACTCAAACATCAGTTTCTCTTTACGAGTTTCCATAGAGAATTGATTCCAGTGGATTGAGGTTTAGTCTCATTGCAGAATAAGGGCTTGTCTCCTTCAAATCAATCTCCTTACCAACTTTCTTGTGATTGATTGGCGAGTAAAACTTTTTTGACTTTGGCTTGTAGAAACCCCAAACAGATCGTGGGGGTCCAGCACCATCGCGATAGATAAATTCTCTGGATCGATTGAGAATCCAGATTCGTTTGGTTGTGTTGTTGAAGTCGTCAATAACGTATTCGTAACCATCAGGTGCACGATGGAAGAAGAGCTCCATAATCAATCAACAGGTGTAATCGTGTAGTTTTTACAACCAGCCTCCAGTATAATGTCTTTATACCAGAGAAGGTCATTCATGTCATAAAACGTTGCCTCTTGACGAGACCACCGACCCTTCTTTTTGGGTTTGTCGTACTTAAGACGGAACTTCATTCGCATCACCTTTTTCATAACTATAAAGTTGCTCCAGAATTCTTCCACGCCAGAGCATCAATTCCTTATAACAACCTTGATTGTACGCACAACCTCTCAACTTTGTGTCAGGTTTGAGTATGCTCTCAATCATGAGATTGAGTGCCGCTTGTTCTTTGTCGGTCATTTTGTTTAATTCAACTCAGAGATCAAACTTTTTTGAATGAGGAGAGGCGTTTTGTATGAATTGAATAAGTTGTAGTAACTTTTCAATCTCTTTCTTTTGTTTTTCTATTGTGTCTTCCAAATACTTTATGTGTGATTGGAGGTCCACTAACATCTGTTCGGCTCTCATGATCAAACATCGAAGACCTTACACATCGGAGAACCTGGATGTGTGTCACAGAACTCATCCAAGAGTTGGTCTCGATGCCGTTGATGCCAATCAGCAATTTTGCCGTCATGTTCAGAGTCCCACTCGTCTTCGGCGTGTTCTTCTTTACAGTGAAGACCGAAGTCATACTTCGAATACTTGTCGTTTGGATCTTTGTCTTTGGACATTGTTTTAACCTTGAAAAACAATAGGTTGTTTCCCCACAGAGTTTATTTAGAGTGCGGGGGTGCTACAGAACCTAGATTAACCCTTTTATCTTGAGTTGCCAACCCCTTGAGTTGATTCCAACGAATTTCTGCAGATTCATCAAAGATATGGGGCAAGTTCCGTTTCATCCTGAGGAGAATCTTCATTTGTCTCCACTGTTGTTCAGAGAGTGCCACAGGTCTCATCCAGTCTTTTTTCTTCTTCAAGAGCTTCGGCAATGTCAGAATAGTTCAACTCGGAATAACTGTAGAGGTCCTCAATCTTACAGGGAATGACAATATCATTCCAAGCACTTCGGAATGCTTTATCCCACTTGCGAGTGAAGATGTCAAGATAACCTTTCAAAACTGTTGCTGATTCTTTTGCTTTCTCAAAATCTTCACAATCAATCATTCGATCAACATCATCAACAAGTTCTTTGATTGTGGAGATGGAACTGAAAGATTCCTCAAGATGATTCATCTTTTCCCAAACTTTGTTGTAATTCATTTCTTGTTCCTGTACTTACGTTCGAATTGCCAGTTAGTGATGAAATTTCGTGGGTGAAGTTTAATCATGAGCCAGAACTTCCGTAAGTTTAACATGAAAGCTCTGAAGTTCAGGTCAATTGCTGCTGCGAGTTGTTGATCTTGTGAGATCAAATACACAATAACCAAGAAGATTAGGAGTGTTGCGTAGTAACTGTAGATACTGATGTTCATGAGTCTAAGTATCTCTCATAGAGTTCATCTTCGATTTTAACTGCTTCTTTTTCCCATGGTTGGTCCTCATAATTTGTATCCGTGTGGTCGATACCTTTCCAACATCTCTTCTCTGGATAATCAACAAGATCACCTCGGACATGTTGATAGACATGCCAAAGTTCATGAAGAAGAATCTTCACATAAGAATCTACATCCAGTCTGTTGTGAATTTCAACGAGAAATTCACGAGGGTCGATGTCATCAGTCTCAGGGGTACACCAACCAAAGACACCCTCCCTTTTGAGACCCCTGTGATGGATTGTGAGGTCGATTGTATAATCATTCAGATACTTAGAGTCAAACCATTGAACAACACTCTCACAGAGTTTCTTTCTTGAGTTGTGACCAGTGATTTCAGTTAAAAGCATGGCTGATCAAAGATTGAGTTACTCTAACACCCCAGTTCATCATGATGAAAAAGGATGCCACAAAAATTAGCTTGTCGGAGGCGGTCATAGGAAGGTGCAACACCCACATCTTACAGGTCTCCTCCTAGGTTGTCAAGAGTACAACCAACCTGTAACAATATATTTGTTTCCCGTATTTGGTGGAACACCCCAGTGAACCATGTTCCATGTTGCTGGGAAGAGAACCAACTTTCCTTCCTCTGGTTGAATGTCTCTACCTGTAATCATCCCAGTTGGTCCACCATCAGTAGTGTTTAGATACCAGATGAATGTCAATATTCTTGTCCTAACTTGATCGTCCACCTGTTCCGTGTATGAATCATTGTGTGGGACATATCCACCAGATTCTGGAGTTGTCTTTTGAATTTGATATCCAGTATCCTGAAGCGGCGGCCGTGGGAACGGATTGCCCTTGGTATGATACTTCTTTTTGAAAACACTCAATTCTTCGTAATATTCATTAACTGCTTTGCTCAGGGCATCACAAAGAATTGAATCCAACTTCAACCACTTCTCCCTTCTCTTTTCTGATTTACAATTTTCTGCTGCAAATCCGATGTTCAAGTCAAGACTATCTTTGACCTCAACATCAAACCCACCTCCAGTGTGTCCAGGACTAGAGAGATCTGTCTGTTTCTCAAACAAATTAATTATTTTTTGACAAACTTTTGGTGATATGTTGTTCTTGTATTCTCTTACAAAATCATCAGTAGAATGGGTTTCCCTGAGGTCATTAATCAGTTCAAATTGGTAATTCATTTCAGCTTATCCAAGTAACAATAGAATATCTTTCCCCTGATGTGATCGGAACAATTGCATGGGGGAACATGAAATTGGAGGGGAAAACTAAAACATCTCCCACATCTAATCTAAAACTGTGTGATCCTCCCCAGAAAGCAACCTCACCACCCACATATTGATCATTGA